ATTAAACATCATGTCAAACTGATTACTCAATTCTGGACGTTTAAGTATATAATCTGTATACTCTTTCATGTTGCCGTAATTACGGGGGTCAAACATATATTTCATATGTCTGAAGCTATCAGCCCAATTACCTTGCACATCACCAAGGCTGCGTACACCGGCAACCATGCCGTCTTTGCTATAGTTATATAGCGCAGTATCAAACACATTCTGCAGTCCTTCAAGTGGCGCACGTATACCACCAGAAGACAGGTTACGTGCAGCAGTAGCTACCTGAGAGACAAGTAAACCACGCCGAATGTTTTCAATTCTACGAAATGTCTTAGCAAAGCTGCTTTGCATGTCGAGTGTTTTTGCTTCTTTAATTGCGTCTAGTTCACTCTTAGGCTTTACACGCCGGGATATCTGTGAGAATTTATTAAGGACTTTACCTGCTTCAGAAGCAGACCCAACCATCATGGTTGCATACTCTTCAAAAGATAGGTCGTACTTATTCAACAACGACAGAAGTTCGCCTTCTGGCATTATTTCTTGGTCAACAGAAAGTTCAAACAGTACGTCTACCAGCCTTTTGCCTGATGCTGGGTCGTATGTAATGCCTTTCTTTTGCATTACCTCT